CTTTTGGAAGTTTATATCCAGAAATTTTTTCCGCTTCTTCAATAGCCTGTTCAACATCTATGAATTTATCACTAAAAACATAACCATTTCCACGTCTTTCTTGTGTGGGAATTTCCCACATCCAACCAGAGGAAGCGGCTTTTGCCCTAGTGTAAGGTCTTATCTTTCCATTTGGATCACTTTCTGTCGGAAAAGCTATAGCGGTATTGCACAATAGGTAGTCCGAATAAGAGTTCCATTCTTGATCGCCCATAGAATTCATTAGAACCCTACTGAATCCTGATGCATCGAACCAAAAATCAGCTTCTACTAAATCATTAGTGTCTGTATTTACAGAAGCTATTCTTCCATCTTCATGTAAGTTTACATTTTCAATCTTAGCGTCGATAAACATAATAGATCTATTGAAACATACGGTTGTTAGGTATTCATTTAATTTGAATGTGTCAAAATGAAATTGATTAGTACTTCTATGTAAGCTTTTTCTATTGATCTTATCTTTAACAAGTCCAATGCTTCCTGTTTGATTTGTTAACAGTTTTCCCTGCTCTATGAAACCCATGTATGTTGAGAATAGACCAAAAGCAAAAATGTCATCAGGTTCAGAAACACTATGGAAATAATCTGGAGTATGCGTTGTCCAATTTTCATATCTAATTCCATATTTATGTGTTCCAGCCGTATTAACGAGTAGCTCTTCTGTAGGTATTTCACAGAGATCCATAAATTGACGCCAATGTTCTGTGCTACCTTCTCCAACTCCGATAATTCCTATCTGAGAAGAAGAGATAACGACTATAGCAGCTGAAGGAAATGCTCTTCTTACGAGAAGTGCTGTTAGTAAGCCTGCTGTTCCCGAACCTACAATTCCCACAATCATGGGACGATTTCTTTGATTGCTATTTACTTCCATCATGAATACCAGCTTACTAGTGAGTACTTTATTCCTTTTTCTACAGGATGAGCCATATGAGTATATGGAAAATTGCTAGGAAATAATATCACGTTTCCTACACTACATTCTACCTTTGTATCAAAAAATGGAAATTCTAATTCTCCACCTTCTTCTGGCTCACCAAGTGTGGCGACCATGCTATATACTCTTTGATTTTGAGACCCATGGTCCGCATGAGCGTGATACTCTGCGCCTGGAAGGTATTTTAATATTTGATATGGATCTTGAAAAGCATTGGGTATCATATATTGTCTTCTATAGTCTTCCACTACTTCTCTTATAGGGTTAACTATTTTTTCATTGAATATTCTTGATAATTGAGTTTCAGGATAAGGTCTCATTAAAGGTATTGCTGAACAACTAAGAGAAGTTCTATAGTTGCTAACGATATTACTTCCAGTTCCTGAATTTTGCCAACTTAATTCCGACCAACCTTCTTCAATATCTTTATTTAAAGCTTGTAAAAAAGTTTTTGCCTCAAATGAATCAAATACATTTTTGTAAACAGAAATACATGTTGCTGGGCTTTCATGAATCATAAATTATAAAATCTCCACTATAAATTACATTATTATTTTTTTCCAAAGTAAAAGTATATTTACCTGATTTATTATATCTTTTTCTAAATCTTGCTGCGTGTTTTTCTTTTATAATTGGTTTTATTTCTTGCTTTTGATCTTTAAAGCTAATAAAAAATTGACAATCATTCATGTCTACAAATTCATCAGTTACATCAATGCAATGTACAAAATTTACCTTAGAATCTTCATCACAATCAAAGACCTGTATGTGAGGCATTGAGATAATCTCAACTTGATTGGAAAAAAGGTCGTTTTCATCACCAATTCTAATTGGTAACATAGACTCTTTTGATAGACCTTCTGCCGTATTAAAGCTTTCTTCAGAATCTTTTAAAGAAAATGGAATAAAAACAAATCTTTTCATTGATATTAAAGATCGGCTAGTTTTTCCTCAATAAGTTCCAAGGAAGCCAAAAGTGCATCTAATCTTTGGTATTCTCCAACAAGAATCATATCTGTTTCACGCTCTGCCGTTGGGTCAAAGGTGTCAGGGTCAACGCCCATTCTAATTAAAATATTATATATTTCTGATCTAGCCGTAGACTTTGCTGCGTTTAGTGCAACTCTTTTTTGCTCGGCGGTTAATCCTAAGTCCATTTTTTCTCCTTAATTAAGTGTTATATATTATATATGAAGAACCAGAAGAAGCGGAATAATTATCCGAATCTGCGGTTAATCCAGCTCTAACGTCAAAAAGCACATTAGGATCTATTGTATCACAAACTACCACAATAGCCCCTCCTCCACCTGCTCCGCCTCGCTTGCCAGTACCTCCAGTTACAGCTGGAGCACCTTTTCCTGTATTGACGCCATCATTAACTCCACCTGCTCCACCTGCATAATGTGCTGATGCGTCGGGGTTTGGATGTGTTGTTGAGTGATTATGATGATGATACCTAGGGCTACTGTGGGTATGGCTTGGAACATGGGTATGAGTATGTCCAGGATGACCATAGTGGGCATGAACGTGACCGTCGTGACCACCAACGGAACCATGAAAATATATTTCATGATGATGAGCATTGCCGTCTGGTTGACCATGGTTATGATGACCATTTGGTTTTTGGTGACCATGTGGCGGATAATGAGGCGACCAATGTCCGAAACTGAAGTTACCCTGCCAAGCGTGCCAATAGTGCCCATCCCAATGGTGAGCTCCGCCGTGAGGGCCGTCATTGTGGGGGTGATGATAATGCCCGCCATGATGCCAGTGCTTATCTTCGTAGTGGTGAGTTGGACCACCTTTTATGCTAAACGGTTGATGTGGAGATACTTTGTGGGCATGTCTGTCGGAATGCCTTGTTGTGTGATTATGATGGTCATGGTTCCTTGTATGCGGAGCATGTGAGGTTGTTGGAGCAACATGGTGATGATCAGTTCTATTCGGAGCAGCTGCTCCATTTGCTCCAGTTGTGCCAGCTGAGCCAGTATTTCCAGCTGAGCCAGATGCGCCAGATCTACCTAAAGAAAACAACTTTCCAGATCCAACTATAGTTTTTGCAAAGACTGCAACGACCGCACCGCCAGATCCACCTGCTCCACCTGCTCCACCGGTGCCTGCAGTGCCATTTGCATTACCGTCAGATCCTGGATTACCTTTTCCACCTGGAGCATTAACAGTAGTTGCGCTTGGCCCATACGCCCCATTGGATCCAGCCGCTCCTGCTTTTCCTGGCCATGAATCAGATGAGGTGTACGCTGGAGTTGTTGTTCCAGTGGAACCAGTAGAGCCTTTTGATCCACCTTCAATTTTAACAGATCCATCTCCTGGGGTTATAAATGTTCCACCAAGTAAATTATTTATATTCTTATAAAGATAAGATGGAAGAGCAGATACCCCAGGACTTGTTCCACCTCCACCCTGGCCACCAAGTCTATATGATATCGTTGAGGTAGACTGACCAGCAATAGTCCCATCTGATATATTAGAACCAGATTCTCCAACCGTATTAGAAGTTACTGAACCAATTCCTATATAGCCATTTAGTGTTAGTGTTTCTTTTACAAAAACCTTAAAACCATTTGTATATATTATTCCACTAGATGTAACTTCTAGATTATTGTAGTACATATCAGCAGTTAATGTTACAGCGGAGTTTATGTAACCATTTCCGTCAAGTCCGGTACCATAAAAAGCATCATTTGCACTTCTTTGAGTTCTTTGTCTGCCTAATCTTTCTATTGCGCCCATGCTATACCAACTGCATATAATTTACTGTTCCAGGATTTTGACCAGTAATATCTGTAGAAATAGAAGCAGGAAGTGCAGAGTGTGTAGAGATGATAAGAATTACGCCACCGCCGGCAGGAGCAGTTCCAGGAGCCTTTATGTAAGCTGTACCAGTAGATGGACCAGATAAATATCTCGCAGCAACAATTACTACGCCTCCACCAGCTTGTCCAGAACCACCTGCTCCACCTCTTAAAAAAGTTGGAGTAGTGCTTGAGGCGCTGACTGCCCATCCCCTAATTGCTTGATGTGGAATTTGATAATATTTACTCCCACCTAATGCAGCAGTTGGAGCTGAAGCTGAATAACCAGTTGCAGAGCCACCAAGGCTATGTGTAACCGCAGTTGTAGCAGCTCCTCCTTGTGCTATTGATCCAGCTGTAGAATAACCTGTTGTATAGCCTATTGTCGAATTATCATTTAACGTCAAGATATTTTTAACAAATATTCTATATCCATTTGGAGCTAATCTTACTCCTGCATTTATTGTTAGATTATGAAGATAAAGATCAGAAGTCATTGAATAAACATTTGAAGACGGAATCATTCCTAAAATAGTTGTTGTCCCATCTAGAGTTACGCTACCATCTGCACCGGTTCCGTATACAGGGTCGGCAGAGTCGATAAAAGATGCCATGTCATTAGGAGCCCCATATCGAACTACCCCAGCCATATTAAACCTCTTCTATTCCAAAGATAGCCATATTAACAGCGCCTGCAGCACTTGCTAATGCCTTAATTTGATCTCCTGCACCACCAGTATAATTCATTACCATTGAACAGTTAAATGCCATTGTTTCATTAGCTGATAATGTCATTGCACTTATGATGTCTACCCAGTTAGGAGTTGCTGTTTCATTAACGCCTGAAGGAAGTAGTCTTACAGTTACTGTTTTTGCAGATGCTGTTGTATTAGTTAAAATTATTTGTTTAACTATTGTAGTAGTACCGCTCGGTACCGTGTAATATGCAGCGGTTGATGCGGTTAACATGCTTGGTCCGCCTAAACGCTTTTGTGTAATTGCCATTTTAAATGACCTCCATATAATGAATTATTTTTACGTCTCTAATATCTTCTGGCGTGGCACTTATAGAAATGGAACCAGAAGATGAAAGTTCTACTATTTGATTTGAGGTATTTCTATAGAACAATTTACCATCAGCATAATTGATCGCTAATTCACCATATTCTAGTGATACTGGAACCTGCGTGGCTGTACCACTTCTTTTTATCTTAATAGTGTTAGCCATTTAGACTCCATTGCCAAATAGTTTTAATTAAAAAGTTCCACCGTCAATAGATATACCGTCTATTGTACCACCTGTAATGCTAACATTATTGGCATTTTGTGTAGCGATTGAACCAAGTTCTAAAGCTGTTCTTGCTCCGGATGCACTTGTTGCTCCAGTGCCACCATAACTAATCCCGACTGCTGTGCCCTGCCATGTTCCAGTTGCAATGGTGCCGACAGATGTAAGGCTAGATGAAGTAATGCCTGATCCAAGAGTACTTGAGGTTAATACCGAAGTGCCATTAATGTAAAAAGACTTTCCTGTAAGTAAATTTAAATGTTCAGAAGACGTCCAAGCGTCAGTTGCGTCAACCCAGTTAAATGTCTTATCTGTTGTTCCCTTAACTGTTATTCCAGCACCATCTGCAGCTGCATCACTTGGCGATGCAGTGCTTGCTAATTCTATATTTTTATCATCTATGGAAACAGTTGTAGAATTTACAGTTGTAGTGGTGCCATTAACTGTTAAGTTTCCTGTGACAGTCAAGTCTCCAGGAGTTGTGACACTACTGGCTAAAGCTATTACGCCACTTGTTACCGTAATTTGATTTAAGGTTCCACTTGGAGTTACTCCAGAAATGGCTGTGTCTACATAAAGCTTTGTAGCGGCATGCGCATTTGAAGAAGGTGTAGCAACTGATACTGTTCCAGAAAATGTTTTATTTCCAGTTACAGTTTGAACCGTACCCAAAGTTAAATACGCTCCTGATCCTGCAATAGCAGGAATTGTAGTTGCGTCTCCGCTTCCATCTGAACCCTTACCGTAATAAAGGATATCGTCAGCTTCGTTATAAGCCAGCTCAGCGTTCTTTAGCGAAGACGGAGCACCTGCGGAGCCTGTTCCGGCCCTTCTTTTAATTCTTATTGTATTTGCCATGTTTAAAAGTTTCCTCCATCTACAACGTCGGCTTCAGAATAATTAACCCACTGAGAACCATTATATCTTAATATATTTCCAGTCGAGGCTGATGTAATAGTAACATCATTTAAGCCGTTTAATACCGACTGATTAGATATGCTAGTTTCCGCAACTATTATTCTATCTTTAATTGTTAAGTGAGATCCGGCTGGATTAAGTCCTAATACCGTTTGTATTGCTTCAACTGCATCATTTATATTAGCGTGTTGCAAATGATGGGGAACACTGCCCGAGTTTAAAGTATCAGTTGCAGTTGGATTACTGAATACATCTAAAGAACCTGGATATTGTGTGGTCATATTTTCCTCATAACGTTAAAATTGATCCAATCCAGTCAAAAGCTACTGTTACTGAATTTTGAGATCCAGTAAAAGGAAATCCAGAGGCTGTATCTGTATAACTTAGTAACCTTGAATTTGATTGGGATGAACCAACTTGATATATTACAGCTGCATTAAAAGCTGTATTTTCTGGGAGAGTAAAAACAAAATCTTGAGAATTTACAACTCCTAAATTATTTACTAAAGATGGAATATTTTCTGTTACGTATGCAATATTTGCATTTGATATATCAGATAAAAATTCATGAACATTTTGACTAGGGGTATATGAACTTTT